GAAAACTGAACACTGAAAACTGAAAACTAAATCATGGCCAATGTCCTCATCCCCAAAAAAAGCACCGTAGCCGCCAAAGTCCCCACCACCTCCGACCTCGCCCTCGGCGAGATCGCCATTAACCACGCGGACAAAAAACTCTACGCCCGCCACCCCTCGTCCGGCATCGTCCAAGCCATCGGCGGGTCCAGCGCCTACCTCGTCCAGGCTGCCTTTGCCTCGCCCTATTCCTACATAGGCCGCGCCCCCCTCGGCACCGCCACCACCAGCTCCGGCTGGGACATCACCCGCATCGAAGTCGCCAGCGACGGCTCCACAACCACTCTCAACGCCACCGGCGCATGGTCCAACCGCGCCTCCCTTTCCTACACCTAACCTCAACATATCCATATATGACCGCATCCGCACCCATCACCATCGAAGGCAAGGAATACGACCGCTACTCGCTGAACCTCATCGTGAGCGGCACTTACACACCAGAAGGCCAGCCAGACGCCTCTGTAGTCTGCAATCTCGTCCCCACACGCATCGAAGGGGACACGGTGGAAACCGCTCCGCAGCACGCACTCAACATCCGCCTCGGCAAGCTTGATCAAGCCGACGAGCCAACCCTCGCAGCCGTGACCGCAATTCACGCCGCACTCCAGCAATTCATCACCTCAAAAGGACTCTAATATCATGGCAACTCGACGAGCAGTAGCAACAGGCAACTGGAGCACAACCTCAACATGGAACGGCGGCGTCCTCCCCGGCAACGGCGACACCGTTTACGCAAACGGATTCACCGTCACCATCGACCAAAATGTGAACATAGGCGGAGCCAACAACCCCACCGTCAACGCCGGATCATTTGTCTCCGGCCAATGGTATGAGATCACCAGCGTCGGATCGACAAGTTTCACAGGCATCGGCGCAGCCGCCAACATAGTAGGCACGGTATTCCTCGCCACCGGAGTAGGCAGCGGCACAGGCCAAGCCCGCGCTCTGGCTACGCTATCCACCGCTACAAATACACCGGCAGGCGCGACAACGGGAGGAGGCGGATTTACCATGTCGGCCTCTTACAATCTGGATTGCGATCTGCGTGCTGGGACAACGGCCTGCCTGACCGTGACATTGGCCAGCGGAAACATAAATTTAACAGGATCAAATATAATAGGAGGCTCATCATCGACTACTTATGGAATAAATAACTCATCTGGAGCAACGGTGGTTTTGAGTGGTTACACATTAGTTAGCTCACAAGGAGCGGCTGCTTTTAATTCTGCCGCCGGAGTTTTAAATTTCACAAATTGCACATTAAATGTAGGAAATGGCGCAACTCAATGTGTGATAAATAATAATGTGGGAGTTTTAAACTTTACGCTATGCTCTATTTCTGGCGGAAGTGCCGGGTCGCAATGTGTCGTGAACAATAATGCGTCCGGATCAATAAATGTGACAAGCTCAACATTAAACGGAAGCTCCGTTAACGCAAACAGTCCAGCTATTGGCAATACTAATTCCGGTCCTATAAGCATTACAAATTCAACATTAAATTCCAGCGTTGCTCCCGCATTGAACCAAACAACCGCTGGGGCATTCACATGCGCGGCCTGCACATTCACAGCTTCAAATTCCGCCGCCGCAGTAAATTCCACAAACGCCAGCGCCACAAATCGTTTCAGCGGAACATTTGTTAGCTCCGCAAATGGAACGCAGCCCATAAATGCCACGCGTTGGATATTAAATAGCTCTCCAACAAACAGCTACATCCAGCACGCATTGGACGGCATCAACGCCAACTCCTTCGTCCGCTACTACACCGCCGACAACAACCTCAGCCAAGCCAACCCCACCGATGTCCGCAGCGGCGTGAGCTACGCCAGCGGCAACCTCACCGGCCGCCTCACCGTCCCCGCTCGCGGATCGGTGGCTCTCTCGGTCAACTACGGCCCCTCGATGCCATTCACCGCCACGCGCAGCGGCACCACCGCCACGGCCACGCTGGCCTACAGCTACCCGCTTGTAGTCGGCGACCAGATCACCGTCACCGGCGCATCGAACACCGAGTGGAACAGCACCTACACCATCGCCTCCGTCGTGAGCGGCACATCGGTGACATTTGATGTCCCGGCCACCCACAGCGCCACCGCAGGCACAGGGGCCAACATGCAAACCACCGGCACAGCCGTCCTTGATCCCACCGCCGTAGCAAGCGCCGTCTGGGGAGCCGCCACCAGCAGCCTCACCACCGCCGGGTCCATCGGCGCGCTCCTGAAAAACGCCAGCACCGTCGCGTCCACCGGCGACCAACTCGCCTCCGCCCTCACCGCCCCATGAGCCTCGAGCCCGTCCGCAGCCGACCCGGCATCCGGCTCCAGGTCGGCGAAGCCATCGCCGCCATCGCGCTCCTGGCCACATTTTTCAGCGCCAGCCAGGCATGGGTGATCCTGCCAGAAAAAGTCCGCGCCGTGGAATTCCGCTCCGAAAAGCAAGATGGCCGCCTGAGCGACATGGAGCGCCTCGCCGCCGAACGCGCCGAGACCCTTGCTCGAATCGACGAGCGCACCAAGCGCATCGAGGAAGCCCTCCGCGCCCGCTGAGTTTGACACCGTGGCCGTGTTTGCGGCCATGAAACCCGCCCTTCTTTCAATCCTCGCAGCCCTGCTCACCGGCTGCGTCACCATCCCGGTCCCGCCATTCGGCGAGTCCCGCGGCGCCCTCGGCGACCTCAAGGTCTCCGTCACCGTCCAATACTTCCCAAAAACCAACCCCCTCCAGTCCACAACCTCGACCGACTACGCGCTGCGAAAGCTCATGGAGTCGGCTCGCACCCTAAAAGACAAATGAAAATCCTCGACTACATCCTCGCCCGCCTCTCCGAAAATTCCACCTATCGCGGCGCCATCTTCCTCGCCGCCGCCCTTGGCCTCCAGCTCAGCCCCGAGCACCAAGAAGCCATCGTCACCGCCGCCCTCGCCGTCGTCGGCGCAATAAATGTGTTCCGCAAAGGCAAATGATCCTCGCCTGGCTGAGTCGTTTAATAGGTAGGGATGGCTCGCCGAGCCGTCCCAAGCCTGTAACGCCCGCGCCCGCACAGCCAGCCACCGCCCCACTCCCCGTCACCGCCGTGACGAAACTCTACCCGCAAACCAACCGCCGCACCCCCAATGTGAGCGTCGGCCGCACGATCCGCCCCACCCACATCATCCTCCACCACACCGGAGGTGCCTACACCGGATCCGTCTCCTGGTGCCTCGACCCCGTCAGCAAAGTCAGCTACCACTGCATAATCGCCCGCAACGGCAAACGCACCGTCCTCGCCCCCCCCACAGCCCGCACCTGGCACGCCGGCGTCTCCTCCTGGCAAGGCCGCCGCGATTGCAACTCCTTCTCCATCGGCCTCGCCTGGGAGGGCGATACCTATCAAACCCCCCTCAGCGCAGACGCCATCCTCAGCGCCGTCGAATACCTCCTCCCTATCCTCGACGAATACGACATCCCGCTCACCCACATCATCCGCCACGCCGATGTCTCGCCCGGCCGCAAAAACGACTGCTCCCCCGCCGCCCAATCCGCCCTCCTCGCCGCCCTCCAAAAAATCCTAAAATGAAAAAACAAGCCTGGGCATCCATCGCCCGCGACCAAAGCGAAAAAGCGCACAAGGCCGAGACCGATTCCCTCAAGGCCAAAATCGACCAACTCGTCCAGGTCAACTCCGACCTCGAAAAACAACTCGGCATCGCCCTCAACCTCGGCAAAGCCAAGGTCAAGCCCCGCCGCATGGAAGTCTCCATGGCCGACAAGGCCGAAGCCGTCGCCGTCGCCCTCCTCTCCGATGTCCACGCCGAAGAGGAAGTCGCCCCCGCCAGCGTCAACGGCCTCAACGAATACAACCTCTCCATCGCCAAAGACCGCATGGAAAAATTTTTCCGCACCGTCGCCCGCCTCACCCAGATCGAGCGCGGCGGCGCCAAGATCGACACCCTCATCCTCTGGCTCGGCGGCGACCTTCTCAGCGGCATGATTCACGAGGAACTCATGGAGACCTCGAAAAAAACTCCCACGCAAATGATCCTCTGGCTCCAGGACCGCGTCATGGATGGCATTGAAACGCTCAAGCCCCATTTTCAAAAAATCCTCATCCCCACTTCCTACGGCAACCACGGCCGCGACACCAAAAAACCGCGCCACGCCACAGCCGCAGCCCACTCCTACGAGTGGCTCCTCTATAAAATCATGGAATCCCGCTGCTCCGGCGATTCCCAGATCGAGTGGCAAGTCGCCGACTCCTATTTCAACTATGTCGATGTTTTTGGAAAAACCCTCCGCTTCCACCACGGCGACTGGCTCCGCTACAACGGCGGCATCGGCGACATCTCCATCGCCGTCAACAAAGCCATCGCGAACTGGAATAAATCCCCCAACCGCGCCGACCTCGATATTTTCGGCCATTGGCACAGATTCCAACAAAATTCCAACTGGCTCTGCAACGGCTCCGTCATCGGCTACAACGCTTTTGCTTTGAGCATCAAGGCCAGCTACGAGCCGCCCACCCAGACCTTTTTCCTCTTCGATAAAAAACGCGGCCGCACCACCACCTCACCCATCCTTCTTTAAGCATGAACTGGAAAACCACCGTCAGCAAACTCAACGCCAAACACTACTCCTTCCCCGCCGGTTGGGACACCCGCGACACCATCGCCGCGCAGCTCGAATGCTCCCCCGACCGCGTGGACACCCTCCTCGGTCCCGGCCTCAAATCCGGCGAAATCGAAAAACAGCAATTCCCCGTCTGGGACGGCCGCCTTCACCGCAAAATCCTCGTCTGGGGCTACCGCCAGCGCTCCGCCAACGAAATCATCAAGCCACCCGCCAAAAAATCCACGCCCCCCGCAGCCACCGGCCCCATCAACGCCGAACTCCGCACCGCCGTCCTCGCCGCCCACAAACGCCACCCCCACATCCCAGGCCGCCGCCTCCGCGAATACCTCCCCCCCCGCCTCCGCCGCGCCTCCACCGGCGACCAAGTCCTCGAAATCCTGGCAAAGGCGTAGCACTCCCCGCCATGCCGCACCGCACCGCCCGGCTAAAAATTCGCGGCCAATGGTGGCGCCTCCTCCTCCGCCGCATAGCCCCCCGGCGCCACGGCAGCCACTGGCTCACCATGCACGGCGAGTGCAAATACAGCGACCGCGAGATCATCGTGAACCCCCAGTTCGACCCCGAGCGCACCACCATCCACGAAGTCCTCCACGCCGCCCTCCCCGACCTCGACGAGATCACCATCCTCGAGGTCGAGACCGCCGTCTGCGACGCCCTCACCGCCCTCCGCCGCCTCCAGCGTTAGTATTTGCAAATAAAGCGCATCTGGAAGGCGCGATCAAACACGATACGGGCAACACTCGGCAACACGCCAGTAAGTCGTTGATATACAGCAACCCAATAGCGACTCAAAATCGTGTTTTTAACGAAGTGTGGGTTCGAGTCCCACCGCCGGCATTTTCCTCCACACAATCGCCCGCAGAGCCGCACCAAATCTGGCTCGGCGGGCTTTTGCTTTTCGGACACACTTGGACAAGCGCGGACATTTGCGGTTGATTTTTTGGGCAACCCGGGCAACAAATCGGGCAACAAAAGTCCAAGAATGTCCGACCAATTTTTTGTTTCGCGTTATCCGGCACGGCCGAAATCGCCGTGGAAACTGGAAATTCCGCAAGCCGTCGCCGGAAAAAGAATCCGGCGTTTTTTCGTCCTTGAGTCCGACGCCTATGCCGAAGGCGCCCGGTTGGCGCGCCAGATCAGGGAGCGCGGGACGGACTCACTCGCCGAGCCGGCTGGCATGGAGTTGAAAAAAGCGGCCGCACTTTTCAACGACCAATTCCGCGACCACTCGAAGTCGCACCGCGAGAAAGTCGAGAAGGTGACGCGCTGGCTGGCGGAGGATATTCGTGGACCGCTGAAGGCCGTCACGCCCATGCGTTGCCTGGAATGGTTCCGCGGCGTGGAGGGCGTTTCGACCTCGAGGGCGACGGTCTTCCGCTACGCGCGCCTTTTTTTCAACTGGTGCGTAAAAACCGACCTGATCGACAAGTCGCCGTGGCGGCCGGTCCAATGCCCGGAGTCCACGCCGCGCAGGAATATCCTGACGGCGGAAGAATTGACCCTGCTATTGTCCGACGAGGCGATGACTGACCATTTGCGCGCGTCGATCCTGCTGGGCGCATTTGCCGGGCTCCGCACGGTCGAGGTGCTGCGGTTGCGTTGGGAGGACATTGACCGCGGGCAAATCTACATCGGCCCCGAAGTGGCAAAGCAAAAGAAAAAGGGGAACCGGGAACGCTTGGTGGACATGACCGAACCGCTTAAGCGCCGGGCGAAATTCTTTGCCGGGCGCCGCGGGCCGATTGTGCCGGTGAAGGAGGGCGACTTCTACGAAGAGCGCAGAAAGGTGGTTGCGCGGCTGCGGAAAGCGGGGCTGGTTCAATGGAAAAATTTCCCCGAAAACTCGCTCCGGCATTCTTTCGCCACCTACCACCTCGGTCGCTCGAACAACCCCGGCACCACGGCCTACCAGATGGGAACTTCGATCCAACTGGTCATAAATACCTACGCAGTGCCCGCGCGCCGGGCAAACTGGCGCGCCTGGTGGCGCATTTAGGTCAGGTCGATGATTTCCGCCGACCAGCCTTCGGGTAGCGAATGATCTTCGGAATTGAGCACCCACCATCGGAGGTCTTGGAGGGTTGAACGGTTTTTTCGGCAGCAGGCACACTCGCATCGGCCCGGTAGTGAGGTAGGGCCGAAAGGTTTCCCGAGCCATCATTCAATAATGTGGCGCGATTGACGGTTGATTGCGCCGTTTCGATAATCAACCGCTCGCCTGTATCCAGGCGCTTCAACTCCTGCGTCAAAAGAAACCGCACATAGTTTGAAAGGCTCCCGAAGCCGTTTTTTTCGGAGAACTCTTTTGCTTTTTTTATCAGTGCCGGTTCGAGCGAAATCCCCGCGGACTTGGATTTGCGCGCTACGGGCTTCTTCGGATTCATGTCAACACTAATACACACATTCCCAAAAATTGCCAATTCTTACTTCTTGGGGTGATCACCCCATTTTTTTCTTTTCATGCGTCAACTCTTGGCAATAGTTGGCGCATGGCAAACAAACCAGTGCCACCTCAAAAAAAAGCAAGATCGGCGGGAATCTCGCTCCCGCCGCAACTCATCAAAGATGCGAGGAAACACGCTTACGGACGCGGCATGAGCCTCTCGGGCCTTGTGCGCCAGTTGCTCCTTGAGCGCCTGACAAAGGAGGCCGCATGACCTCCGGGGAAATCGGCGTGAACGAAGCCGCCCGACTGATGGCGGTTTCGACCAAAACAATCTACCGGCTCGTCAAAGCCGGCTTGATTGAAGCCACCAAGCCATTCGGAGACCGCGGCGGTCTGCGCCTCAACGAAGACCTCGTCGCCCGTTTTTACCGGGACCGCCGCCGCGCAACCGTCAACCGGAGGGCGGCATGAACCTGTATTACTGCCAGGCCACATCCGCCTTCGGGATTTTCGGAGACCACATCTGGGCCGACTCCAAGCTCGCCGCGGAGGTCGCCTTTCAAAACCAGCACCACTGCTGGCCGCACTTTGTCCGGTGCGAGAGGAGGGCGAAATGAAAAGCGTCCTCTGCATGGTCCCGGCGCCGTTCTTGGCGGCCACGCTGCCGCTTGAGATCGCTATCGGCCTCTTCCTCGCCGGCCTGGTGGTGCTCGTCGCCTACAGCGCCTTTGCCGAGAAAATCCGCCGCGACCGCCAGCGCCGAGACATCGAGCGGTTTTTCGAGAACCGCCGCCAACGCCACTACCGCTTCCGCGGTTGACCCATTTCCCCCCAGGTCGGCGCGCCACGACCGAGGGGCCAACAAAACACGGCGCAAAAAAGTGAGACCATGAAAATCATCAGCGGAAAACTGAACCGGCCACAGCGCGTGGTCATTTACGGAGTCGAATCGGTGGGCAAATCCACCTTCGCCTCGCAATTCCCCAAGCCCCTATTCCTCGACATCGAAGGCGGCAGCGCCCACCTCGATGTGGATCGGGTCGAGGTCACCAGTTGGAAACAACTCAACGACTGCGTCACCGAAGCCGGCCGCACGGACTACCAGACCGTTGTCATCGACTCGGCGGATTGGGCCGAGCGCCTCGCCGTCGAAGAACTCCTCGCCACCAACAAAAAAGCCAGCGTCGAGGACTTTGGATACGGCAAAGGCTGGGTCATGGCCGCCGAGAAAGTGAGCCGCCTGCTCACCTCGCTCGATGGCCTCATCGCCGCCGGCAAGAATGTCGTCGTCATCGCCCACAGCAAGGTCCAGCGCGTCGAGCCGCCCGACCTCCTCGCTGCCTACGACCGCTACGAGTTGAAACTCTCGAAGCAATCCTCGCCGCTGGTCAAAGAATGGGCCGACGAACTCTGGTTTTTCCGGTTCAAAATCAAAGCCGTCACCCAAGACGGCGGCCGCGCCAAAGGCATCGGCGGAAAAGAGCGCGTGATCTTCACGACCCACAGCGCCGCCTACGACGCCAAGACCCGCTCCGGCCTCGCCGAAGAACTCCCCATGGAGTTTGCCAGCGTCGCCCACCTATTCAAAGCCCCCGCCGCAGCCAAGCCCGCCCCCGCCGTGGCGATCATCGGGAAAGAGACCAACGACGCCGTCGCCCTCCTCGAAGCCCACGAAGGCGCCGTCAATGCCTTCCTTCTTGGCAACGGTTCCATCACGGACGGCCAGACCTGGCGCGACGCCAGCGCGAAGCTCCTCGCCCAGATCATGTCTCGCCCGCAGGCGCTGATCGACAAAGCCAAAGCCCCCGTGGAGGTCGCCGCGTGAAGGAAACCTCCCCCAGCAGCCTCCCGAAGCTCGACGAGTGCCCCGTTTTCGTTCCAACCGAAAACGCCGGCCCCGCCGCCCAGCGAGGCACGAACATTGACCTCGCCATCCGCACCCTCATTTGCGGAGACACCAACGCCTACCACGCCCTGCCCCCGGAGGACCGACCCGCCGCCAAATGGGGCGCCGACAAGCTTATCGAACTCGCCGGCCTGCACCACATAGAGACCCGCGAGGAATACCTCGGCATGTGCGTCCCCGGCCTCTCACGCCCAGGCACGGCCGATGCCGTCTGCGCCCCGGCCCGCTGGGTCGCCGATATAAAAACCGGAGCCAACCGCGATTATAGGGGGCAGTTGAGTGCCTACGCCCTCGCCTGCATGGACGAGCACTTCGCCGACGAGTGGACGGCGCATGTCGTCTTCGTGGACCTCCGCCTTGTCCGCTCTTGGAAATTCACCCGAGAAAACGCCGAGGCCCGGCTGGCGGACACCATCGCCCGCATCACCTCGCCCGATGCCCAGCCCACGCCTGGGGAATACTGCGGCTGGTGTGCCAACCGGGACACTTGCAAAGCCCTCGTGCGCCAATCCACCGAGGCCCTCGCCCTCGTAGGCGGCACCACATCCCTTACCGAGATCCGCGAGCGCCTGCTCGCCAATCCCGTCGAACTCTCCGCCTTCGCCGCGAATTGGAAGACCGCCGAGAAGGAAATTGCCAAGCCCGCCCTTGATGCCCTCAAGACCCGCCTCCTCTCCGGCGAGGACATCCCCGGCTGGAAGGTCACCGAAAGCACCCGCCGCAGCGTCGGCGCCACAGCCATCGCCGCGGCCGCAGCCAATGTCAGCAAAGAGACCCTCATCCTCGCCATGGGCGGCTCCATGTCCGCCGACGATTTCACAGCCTTCTGCGCCGCCAACGGCGTCGAGGTCAACCCCGCAGACATCCAGGAGGGCGCGAAGATCGCCACCCTCCGCCAATC